CACAGACAAGGCCAATATGCGGGCATGGGCTTACCAGCAAGAGGGCCATATATTCTATTGCCTGACTGGCGGCGGGCTAGAGACAACGCTTGTTTATGACCTGACAACGCAACAATGGCATGAGCGCGCATATCTGAATGTGGACGGCGTGTTTGAACAAGATTTAGCTGTTGATCACATGTTTGCATTCGGCAAGCACTTGGTTGGCGATAGAAGAAACGGCAAGATTTATGAATTATCTCTTGACATTTTCAGCGATGCAGGCGATGCTTTAGCAGCAGAGCGTGTTTATACTCATCTATCCGATGAAGGTCAAAGAATACGCTTCAACGCCTTAGAAATTGGCTTTGAAACGGGAGTCGGTTTGCAATCAGGGCAGGGGTCAGACCCCGTCGTTTCGTTCTCGCTTAGTAAAGATGGCGGGCGCACTTGGTCAGATACCTACACGGCCTCAATCGGCGCTGTAGGTCAATATCAGGCAAAAGTGGAGTTTCGCCGCCTAGGCGTTGCTGAACAAATGACCTTCAAAATCAGAATTTCAGACCCAGTTAAACGCGCTATTATCGGGAGTTATCTCCGCTAATGGCTGTTTCACCCGTACCATCAATGCAGCCTCTTCTAGACGGTCAACCATATACGGCAGACCTTAACTGGCTTGCGTTTTTCGGCGAGCTTTTTAACGGCGATTTAGGCACAGCATGGAATCCAACCTTTGTTAGCCTTGGCGCGACAGGAACCCCGACTATCACAGGCGTTTACTACCGCATTGGTCAGGGCTTGGTCTGGTTTAGTATCCGCATTGTGCCGGCTACAAACACAACGTCCACAGCAGCAACAACCTATTGCGATAATTTCCCCTTGAGCTTTGTTAATGACAGCGTTTGTCTTGCCAGCACAGGCAGCGGCGCTGTTCAAGCCATCGGCGGCATTAGAGCGGCAGATAAGCGCATTTACACGCCCGGCTGGTCGGCGGCCACAGAGACAATCACGGTTGTCGGATTTGGTGAGGCACGATGATTCACGTTGCTAAAATTGAAGACGTTCAGGGGATTGTTGAGCTTTTGCGCACATATTACAACGAAAGCCAATATAACAAATTTCTGACATTCGATGATGAGCGTTGCCGGGAAACCGCAGAGCTTTGGATGAATGATATATGTTTTGTCGCTAAGGACGGTCATAAGATTGTGGCAGTTGCTGTAATGGATTTGATGAAATCTTATTACAAAGAATTAGAGGCCGACATAGGGATGTTTTATGTTCACCCTGACTATCGCGGCACAACAATTGCCCGGTTGCTGGTTAATGCTTGCGTGGAAAACGCAAAGGCGCATAAGTGCGCGGTTATTTATTCGTCATCTCTTTCTAAAATCGACGGCAAGAATCATCAGATATACGTCAATCTATGGAAAAAGTTTGGGTTTCAGGAATTAGGGTCTTTTATGTTTGGGAGTTTTACGTATGGCTAAGTCAGTATTTAAATCGGTTGGAAAAATCGCGCCTTTTGTTGCGCCGTTTCTTCCTGTTGCACCGCTTCTCGCCGCTGGTATTGGCGCGGCTGGTAGCGCAATAAGTGGCGGCGGTCTTAAGGGCGCACTACTCGGCGGCATTGGAAGCGGACTAGGTAGCGCATTTGCTGGAAATACAGGCTTGGGTAGCAGCATTTTCGGAACAGCGGCTGGATCGCCGTTATCGTCTGTCACTGGTAACGCTTTGTTACAAGGTCCGACACGTGGAACAGGAATGGCAGGAGCTATAGGCCGTGGTGTATCAGGCGTTTCACGGACCCTTGGCGGCATGACCGGGGCAGGAAGCGGCGGGGGCGGGTTTGGCTTGAGAGATGTCGGAAGCGTTGTCGGCGGGCTTCGTCAGTATAGCGATCAAGACGAAATGGAAAAGCAGCTTTTAAGAGCGCAAGGCCGGGCTGAAGAGGCAATCCAGCCCTATAGCAATATTGGCTTGAATGCACAACGTCAGCTTTCCAATAATCTAGCCGCTGGGTTCAATCCGGGTGATTTGGAAAACGATGCAGGTTATCAGTACCGTTTGGGCCAAGGCAACCAGCAGCTTGAGAGGGCGCTTGCGGCCCAAGGGATGTCCGGCTCTGGCTCAGCGATTAAAGCGGCTCAAGAGCTTGGCCAAGGGCTTGCGGCGCAGCAGTATGATAGCGCTTACAATCAGTATTTACAGCAAAACCAGCAACTTGCTGGGCTTGGTGATTCCGGCCAAAGGGCAGCTAACACGCTAGGCGGTATTTACGGAAATCAAGGCAATATTCAGGCCAACAGAACGCTTGAGCAGGGCAACATCTTTGCAAACACCCTGTCTAGCGTTTTAGGGCAGCGGATCATCGGTTATGACCCGACAACAGGAAGACCGATTTATGGATAGTTTAGGGCAGAAATTGGCAATGATGCTACAGCAGCAAGGGCAACAATCGGCGCAAATGCCGCAAGGTATGCAGCAGTTTCCCCAAGGGATGCCGCAAATGCCCATGATGCAACAAATGACGCCGCCGCGTATGGACCCATATGGGCAGCAGCAAACAGGAGTCGCGCAAGCGCTCATGAGAGGTTTACAATATGGCCGGACCTGATTTAAGCGTTTTTGGCAGACAGCGGTCTTTTCAGGATTTTGAAAGGCTGCAGCAAGAATTTGATATGCAAAAGATTGCGCAAGGCCAAGCGGCGCAGATTAATGCACTTCAAATGAAAAAGTTTGAAGATGAAATAAACAATCCTGACGTTGACAAGCTTGGCGAGCGAGCTTTTATGAAGTTAGCGCAAGGGCTTCCACTTAGCGCACAAGAGGCCGCAGCAGCACAGGTTTTTGACGCAAAATCTGGCGGAATATCTTTTAATCCGGTTTCAGGAGAAATGATTCAAAAGCCTAGAATATCAGACCGCATCGGATTGCCCGGCATGTCAAACGTTGGAAGCCAAGGCCCACAAGGTTATCAACCAAGCGCGCCTGAACAAGACTTTAACATTAATTCAAATTACAGCCCAGAGCAGCAAGCACCATCAGGAAACATGTATGATGCAATGTATCAAGATGCGCTTAGGGCTGCGGCAGGAAACGCGAAACTTGAGCAGGAAATAAAAGCGGATTATTTTAAAAAGAAAACAAACTTTTCAGAAGGGCAATCGCAAGCCGCAGATTATGCGGACAGAATGAGAGCCTCAGACGCTATTCTTCAAGACCCCAAGGTCACGGCGGCGATGATGGACCTAGCCGAGCGCTCTTCGGGTTCAATCCCCCTTATTGGCGGCTTTCTTGTTAGCTCAGATTATCAAAAAGGCGACCAAGCAAAGCGAAGTTTTATTAATGCAATCTTAAGAAGAGAATCTGGCGCAAACATCCCAAAAGATGAGTTCGAAAGCGCTGATTTACAATATTTCCCTATGCCGGGCGATGGTGAAGCGGTTCTCGCCCAGAAGGCACGTAATAGGCAAGCCGCCCTTGCTGGTGTTAGTAGGGCCGCTGGCGCAGCTTATGTGCCGGTGGATATCGTCGACCCTTACGCTGGTCAAGACCCGATGGCCGCTAATCAGGCGGCGGCGGCTAATAGGGCAAACGAACTGGGGCAGCAAGATTTGCCGAACACAACGCCTCAACAGCCCCAAGTTGGCGAAATAGTTGATGGCCACGTCTTTTTAGGTGGCGACCCGTCAAACCCTAAAAGCTGGAAATTACAATAATGAAGCCTTGGGAAAGATACGCGCCACAACAGGGATCGGGAAAGCCTTGGGAAAGGTATTCACCCCCTCAAGCTAGCCCCACGCAGCCTGACACACTCGGCGGCAAAATTGGCCAAGCGTTCTTTAATAGAATGCAGAATGTGCAAGATTTAAAGCGCAACCCTAGAGTTGACCCGCTCGTTGTGGGGCCATACGCAACAGGGCAAGCGCTTGGTTTTGCAACAGACGCAGCGGGCGCAGCTTTAGGCTCCGTCACGCCTGATTTCATTAAACAGCCAGCCATGAAAGCCCTTGGTGCGGCGGCAGAATTTGCCGAGCCAGTAACAAGGCCAATAGCAGAGGCGTATGGCGAGTTTAAGCAAGAAGCCCCAATGGCCGCGGCGTTGTTAGAGACGGCAGGAAATTACGCTGGGGCATTTTCAGGAGCAAAGGGAACGCAGATTGTGGGCGGTCCTGTTTTAAATGCGGCCACAAAAACCGTAACAGCGCCAGTAAAAGCGGCGGTTGATGCTAGCGTTTTCACAACAGCAAAAACCGCAAATCTTCTTAACAATGTGACAGATAAGATTGCTGACGCAATAAGCAAAACCGCAAACAGGGCAAATGTGCCGAAGCCATTAAGAAAGCTTCCGGATGCTGAATTGTTATTCGTGACGACCCTTATGGATGAGGGCGTTTCAATTGATGATGCGTTGCAGTCTCTATCCGGCGCTAAGAAAATGGGTGTTTCCCCAAGCGTTTCAGTTTCAGCAAAAATCCCGCAAATGCAAACTCAGGGTTATTTAATGTCTAGAGGGTCTGCCGGGTCAAAAGTTGCTGCAGATGCGGTGGATGACATTGTTAAAAATCAAATACCAAAAATGAACACTGAGCTTATCACAATAGCATCGGGCGGCGGCAAGTCTGCCGAACAATATGGCCTAGACGTTTTTAAGGCGGCAAGTGAATCCATCAAGAAACGGGAAATCGCGCTCAAAACAAGGGCAAAGCCATATTATCAGCAAAGCATTGGAATTGATAAATCCATCCCAATCGAGGGTGAGTTTAAAAAAGTCCTGTCAAACCCGCTTGCAGTTAAGGCGCTAGAGAATTTCAGGGCGGACCCGTACACGCTAACAAATGTTCAAAAAAGCCTCTCAGACCTTGGAATTAGCGCTGAAGATATTAGCAAGCTTCCATATAATTCAACGGTTGCGCTTCACGGAGCAAGGGTTCATTTAAGGCAATTAAATGACGCGGCACTGGCTGGCGGCGAGGCCCAAAAAAGCCAAGCCATAAAACAAGCATTAAGTGACATAGATAATGCAATTGAGGCCACGTATCCTTCATACAAAACCGCTAGAGCAATTTATAGTGAAGACGCTGGGGCATTAAAGGCCCTTAAAGACAGCCCTGTTGGTCAAATGGCAAAATTCAGCGATGCCGATTATAGCAAGATTGCCGATGACTTGATGGGCAAAGACCCGCAATTTATTAAAAAGACCATCGCATCATTTAAGGCAACGGGGGCCAATCAAGAAAAAATTACAAACAGCATAGCCGGAGCCTTTTTAAGAAGAAAACTGCAAGAATCAACAAAACAGGGCGTTAGGTTTGGTGATGATGTTTTCAAAAAAGAGGGAACGGGCCTGAGACTAAAGGCGCTAATAGGCGATGAGAAATTTGCAAAGATGGAAAAGGTTAATGACATTATAACAGACCTTTTGGCCACAAAAAACATACCGTCTCAATCAATTACAGCAGCGGCGCAAAGCGTAAAAGAGGGCATATCATCCCTCCCATTAGATAACGGCGGAATGATTGACATGGTGCGGAAAAAACTAGCGCCCAGCCTTTTTGATCTGGTTCAAAAAAATCCAGAACAGGCGGCTAGATACAACGAGCTTCTTTTCACTGACGCGGGTTTTGACCTATTAGAGAAAATTAGCACCGGAAAAAAGACAAAATTTTATGACATTGACGCTGTTGGCGCTTTTCTGTCTAAGCAATTAAAAAAAGATAAGGTGAAATAAAATGGCCGTATTATATGTCCCACACTTTGTACAGTTTTTTGACAATGACGGCGATCCTCTCGCGGACGGTGAGCTGTATACATACGCCGCAGGCACTGACACGCCTAAGGCTACGTATACAACGGCGGCGGGCAATATTGAATTGCCAAACCCTGTCCCACTTGATGCGTCTGGCCGCGCTGTAATCTTTATTACAGGCTCATACAAATATGTCCTAAAAGATGCACTTGGCAACATTATACGTACTACGGACAACGTAACAAGCTTTAACGCATCAACCCTGACAAACGAGGGTTTTTTCCAATCGTTTTCAGGAAACGCGGTTGCCGTAGACTTCACAACGTCGGAATCACTTGGCAGCGATGAAAAAGCGCTCATGGTGTTCTCAGAGCTTGAATATTCCACTAATGGCACGTATGCAAGCGATACAGGATGGACCAAGGGAGCAGGCTGGACGATTGCCGCCGGAGTTGCAACAGCAACAGGGGCCATATCAACGGCGCTTGAGCAGCCCGCTGGAATTACGATAATTCAGGGTAAATCATATCTTGTTCAATATACTGTGACACGCTCGGCGGGCTCTATCACACCGAACCTTGGCGGAACAGCCGGAACAGCCAGAAGTGCATCAGGCACGTATTCCGAAGTCATTATACCGGGATCAACGCAAACTATTAGCTTTACCACGTCAGGATTTACAGGAACGCTTGACAACGTATCTGTGCGCGATGTCGGCGGTTTGAGCATCAGAAACCCGGCTGATTACACCATTAACGGCACACAATTATCATTTGTGAAAGCCCCGGCCATCGGCACAAACAACATCTTTGTCTTTGCACCTTATACGCTCATTGGTGCGGCTGGTGCGGCACAGACTGCGGCAGATAACGCCATTGCAGCGCAGCTTGCAGCTGAAAGCGCGGTCGGCGCTGTTGCTTTCAAGTATACATTTGACAACAGCACCACAATGGGCGATCCGGGGGCTGGACAATTTCGCTTTAATAACGCCACAATTGCAAGCGCTACGGCTATTGCTTTTGATGCGTCAAGCGCTGAATCTGGAAATCCGAACGTATCCGCCGCAATCTTATCGATTACCGCGAGCACAAGCCCAGTTAAGGGACAGGTTAAAATCACAAAATACGGTGAGGCTCAAACATTTGCCGTGTTTAACATATCAGCGATTGCAGACAACACAGGATGGCTACAGGCCACGGTCACTTATGTCAGCGGCAGCGGCACATTTACCGATAACGATTTCTGTTATTTGCAAATGAGCAGAACAGGCGATCTGGGCGCTCAAGGGCCGACTGGAACCATCAGCGGCGCAACCCTGCAAACGCCAGTAAATGATGATAAAGTGCTGTTTTTGGATACAAGCTCATCAGACGCGCTTTCTTATGCCACGGCATTAAATGTCGTTGCAACGACCTTGCTTGATGAAGATAACATGGCCAGTGATAGCGCCACAAGAGCGCCAACCCAGCAAAGCGTCAAGGCTTATGTCGATACATCGGTTGCAGCGGTTGTTCTGCCATACACGTCAACGGCTCTCACGATAGCGGCGGCAGGCTCCGGCACACTAGCACACAGCTTGGGCGCAAACCCTGATTTTGTTCAAGCCTTCATTACATGCACGTCAGCTGAGGGCGGGTATTCAGTTGGAAACACTGTGTTTATTAACCCGGCTGGCAACGATCCCGGCGATACGCAGAACCGGGGTATTATGCTGCAATTCGACGCAACGAATATTTATTACAAAATCGGCAGCGCTACGAAATCTTTAACCGTCATGAACAAAACAAACGGTGATGCGTTTCCCATTACAAACGCATCGTGGACGCTAACAATCAAGGCTTTCAAACTGACATGATAGAAATTGACCCGGACATAGTAACAGCAAGCGGCGGGGCGGGTTTTGTCGGCTTAGTCGCGGCGGTTCTGGATTGGCTTGACCGCAGGCGGGTAGACGAGAAATTCAGCAAGTTGCAAAGCGAGGCGCAGGACATGAAAGAAACACTAGCGCGGCACAACGCGGAGATTATATCCATCGAAAAGAACGCAACTCACACCGCCAAAAATATAGAGCAAATCAACACCAAACTTGATGTTTTACTGCGTGACGTAGGGAAAATCACCGGAGTTTTGGGAAAAGGGCATGAGATATAGCGATGAAGTCTTAAAACATGGCTCGATAAGGGCCGCAGCAAGAGCCAATAATATACCGCTTACCACGTTTCGCAATAGGCTAGAAAAAGAGGGGGGCGGCTCGTATAACGCAAAAAGCGCCTACGTCCCTCCAGCCCCCGCCCCGTACTACAAGCCCACACACGAGCCATTAAGAATCTCTAATATAGCTGACGCAGCAAGTCAAGACGAATGGGATGATACCCCGTACATGGTCTGCGTTATTGGTGATGCGCACTATTCACCCGGCGTTAAATCTAAAGTTCCGCTTTGGATTGGCCGATATTTAACCGATATGCAGCCCGATGCCATCATTCACATTGGCGATCTGGGGGACTTTGACAGTATCACCCGATGGATAGAAAAAGGCTCTCATGCAGCAAAAAGCCAGTACTCAATCGATCAAGATATTGAGGCCGTGGCTGAAGCTTTCAAGGTGTTTCATGAAAACTATTTCCCAGAAAACGACCCGCATAAGCACGTTACATTAGGAAATCATGATGAAAGGTTGTGGCTGTATGAAAACCTTAATCCGGCGAGCTATGGAACTTATACAAACAAGTTTACTGGCCTGCTTGATTTTTACGGCTGGGGTCATTCTCCGTTTGGCGTTTATCATAATTATATGGGCGTTGATTTTGTACACGCCCCGAAACACGAGGGCGGCAAAGCAATCGCAGGAAAAACCGCCAGCCAGCGAATAGCAAACGACAGTAGGCGCTGCGTTGTTTACGGCCACACACACCGTTTGAATATCGCCGGGGCTACCAAGCTTGGCAATCATGAGCGCGTCACAGCCGTGGGCGTGGGGTGTTCCCTGCCATGGGGATTGGTTAAAGATTACGCAAAACACAACGCTAACGGATGGTGGTGGGGTATTGTTTTAATTACAATTTACAAAGGCCGTATAGAGGGTATACTTGCTAAACCCATGTTTGAATTGGAAGCCGAATATGATTGAAGACACACTCAAAGAGCGCGGCAAAATCTACGGCGGCTCATTTCTTGAGCAATCGCAAATCGCCCAGAACCTTAAAACAGCCATTAAGAACTCGCCAAACTGGAACCGGATGCGGGTAGACCAGCGTGAGGCTTTAGAGATGATTGCCACAAAGATTTCAAGAATCTTATACGGCGATCCAAACCATGTGGATTCATGGCATGATATTGTAGGATATGCGTCACTGATTGAAAGAGAGCTTAAAAAAACGGAAGGTGAATAATCATGTGGCCAAGCCCAGACCCAAAACACATGAATGAGTATTACGGAAATCCTGACATCAATCTTGATGGCGTGGCCGATGTTCATTGGTTTAATGAAAACATCGTGCGGATTGTTCCGGCTTACCCGATGATCTGGTCATGGTCACTACAGCCCGTTAAAACCATATCCCTGCATCGCAAATGCGCTCGGTCTTTAAACCGGATTCTGGCTAATATATCCAAGGTAATGACGATTGAGGACATTATGAAATATCAGCTTGATAGATGCGGCGGCGGATATACATTCCGCACTATGCGCGGGTCAAATAAACTCAGCATTCATTCATGGGGCGCTGCAATTGATTTATCGCCGCAATATAACCGTTTAGGGCGCAAGCATCACACAAACGATGACGCCGAATTAATGATGCCCTTAAAGGTTGTTGACATATTTGAAGATGAGGGCTGGAAGTGGGGCGGTCATTGGCTAAGGCCGGATGCAATGCACTTTGAGGCCACAAGTTAATATCTTGGATTTTTGTAAATTTTGTGTTAAAATCGCGTACATCTTATAGGAGTTTTCATGAAAAAACTAGTACCTGTTATTGCTGGCCTTATTATCGCCGCTGGCTCTTTCTTTCTAGGCTATGCCACTGACGCTGGTGAGGCTTTTAAAATCTTTACCGACAAAGAAGTCGCTAAAGCCTATTGTGCAAAACTTATTGACGGAGAATAAAAAATGGCTTTTTGGTTATTTCTGGTAACAGTCGGAACATTCGGCGCGGCTTATAATGAAGGCATTCCACAGCAGATTGAAGCTGAGGGCGTCAAGGCAACTTATGAGCGGGTAGTCGAGAGCAAAGTCGCTTTGGATTACAGCAAACTGAATAAATGAGCGGAATTTTAACTAAGATATTGCTTGCGTTTTCCAGTATCGGGGCATTCCTTTCCTTGCTTTGGGCGTGGGGGCGTGAGCAATTTAAGAGGGGGCGGGACGATGAAAAGCGAAAGAGCGACGCGGAAACCATTGAAACTGTCAAAAAGGCTAATGACGCTGTGCTTCGTTCCGACCCTTCTCTTGATGCCAAGCTGCGCAAGCGATACGGCATCGGGAAATGATTTTTGCCTTATAACCCGCCCTGAGTGGGTTAAGACTATAGAACATGCGCGGGTTTATGACTGTCTATGTCATCCCCAGCCAATTGACACGAATTGCAATCAATAAAAGGAATCGAAAATGACAATTACAATCTCATCTCTCCTTGAGGGCGACGCTCAGAATATTCAGTGGATTGGTATAACAACCAACCAATATGGCGAGCCATACCGCCGCTCACAGTATAATGACAAATGCGTGCAGGTTTTGGGGAACTTTGGTTCTGGCGCAACGGTCACGCTATACGGCTCATGCCTGCGCTCACCTAACCTTGCAAGCGACACTGATTGGTTTATCTTGACCGACACAACCGAAACCAACCTTGCATTTACATCCGCATCGGGTGCGCAAATTCTGCAAAACCCACGCTGGATTAGGCCAAAAGTCACAGGCGGCACATCGCCCGCTGTTAATGTTCACATCGAAGCAATGAAGGCGTCCTAAAAATGAGCGAACTTAAAAAAATTATAACATCAATGCTGAATGACAAGATTTCGGCTGAAAACTGCCGCACAGCTCTTGCGGAGCTGGAAGGCATGGCGCAAGCGGAAAAAGACCTTGCGCAAAAAAACGAAGCCTTGAAAAAAGAGCTGGCTAAGAACGAAAACGCCAATGAAAAAGCCAAGGCCATTTTGTCCGATGCACAAGCCAAGGCAGACAAGGCTATTTTTGACGCTAAAGAAAAGGCGCTGGTTATTGAACAGGATGCTAAGGATGCAGCCGAGCAAGTAACGCAAACAGCTAAATCAGCCGTCTTGACGCTTGAAAGCAAAAAGAAGGCGCTGATTGAAGATGTTGCCAGTCTTGAATCTGCCAAGGCCCGCGCTGAAGCCGATGCAAAAACAGCCGAAACTAAGCTTGAAGAAATCCGCGCAAAACTCCGGAGCATCTAATATAGAAAATGGATGGCGGCTTTCAAATATTAGACGCAATGTCGCCAATCGGCCCACGTATTGGGGCAGCGGCAGGCCCGGACCGCTATTGGGTTGGCGGTGCAGCTACGTGGGATGGTACTGCCGGGACCAAATGGGCGAGCTCTTCTGGCGGCGTCGGCGGGGCTTCTGTGCCTACATCAGCGACCAACGTATTTTTTGACGCTAATTCAGGCGCGACGACCTGCACCCTGTCCGCCTCTTCTGTCTGCGCTAATTTAAACTGCACCGGGTACACGGGAACCATTTCACACCCGGCGGCGACTACGCTAACGATTCACGGAAGCCTAACGCTTGTTGCTGGTATGACATATACACTAGGCAACACGGCAACCTCAGCGATTACATTCGCATCCACATCAACAGGCAGAACGATTAACACAGGCGTTAAAAACGTCGGTAATATCGTGTTTAACGGCGTTGGTGGGGGCTGGACACTATCAGCCGCTATAACACAAGCTGCGGGGGCTTCGTTTACCGTAACAAACGGTAATTTCAACAGCGGCAACCAGACGATGAGCGTTGGAACATTCTCGTCGGCAAACTCGAACACCCGCACAATTACGCTTGGTTCCTCTACGGTCAACGTGGCAACCTCATGGGATACTGGAACAACAACAAACCTGACATTCAGCGCTGGGACATCTCAAATCGTTGTGGCGGTTGCTAATACTGTCTTCTCAGGCGGCGGCTTGACGTTTGCGACTGTGACGCACTTAGGCATGACCGCAACGCGCACA